TGGCACCAAATATTGGTTACCCTGGTTAGGGGCAACGACCTGTGTGAACTCTACGAGTCCTGTGCTTTCGTGCATAGCACGTAAAGCAAAATTTGCGATTGCAGTTGTAAAGCCGTCTGCTTCATTATTGCCACCGCCTAGTACGTATGCCATTTTAATATCTCCTTATTTGGTTATACGATTTTACGGCTTGCGGTACTGACACTAGCACTCACACTTGCACCCTTTAGTCCTACACGTTTGCCAAGACCCATCTTTTGCGCCCATGCATTAAAGGCTGCTGGATCTTTGCTATAGTCAGGAATCTGATCAGGAACTGCGCCTGCAAATTGCTGTTGTCCTTGTCGCAAACCACTACCACTTGATAGATTATTTTGCTTTAGTAACTTTGGATTACCTTGTGCGATTTCATCTATTAGTGATTTTAGATTTAATGGATTACCGTCCATGCCATATCGTTCTTGACCCTTTGAATTAGTGATAGTGTAAGTACCATCGCGTTTTAGTGTTAGATTACTCTTGATTTTTTGCAATGCATAATCTTGTAAATCAGGATCAAATCTATCACCCATATTGCGTAGTATTTCAGTATCTAATTCTTTCATGCGTAATGCACGTTCTTTTTGTGCAAGGTCGCGCTGAAGTTTCATGAACTGATCGCGTAGATCGGTGTTGTCTGTACCTACGTCACGCCCCATGCGTGAATCTAATGTAGGCTCAACATCCACTGGCTGTGCGTTGCCAACGTTATTGTTTTGACTTGCAGTACGTGCGATGTAACCAATCGCTGCTTCTACGCTCTCAAAATTTTGTCCGCTTGCTTGTGACAATGCGTTCAATATTCCAGATGTAGTGCTTTTGCGAATAGCACCTGCATTTACTTTTCCGTCATTTGCACCATTATCCTGTGTTGCTTCAGGGGCTGTGGCGTTGCCATCGGTTTGATTTTCTAACATATTTCCTCTTTTAACTGTAACGTAGTTAACGATTTTAATTTTGCTCTATATCTTAATTGACCCAAACTGTTTGCTAAACATCTTTCTGGAGAATGCTTAACACCTTTAAGGCTATTAGATTTTTTAGCAATAGTTTCTAATGATTGTTTAGTTCCTCTAAACTTATCGCCAGAATTTTTTATACATTCTTGTATGAAAACATTATCAGCAGAATATGGGCCTATATCTCCTTTGCGTGACATACAATATTTGCCTTCACCTCTACCTCGTTGTTCCCATTTACCAGATTGTATCCAAATATTATACCATTCATCAAATGTCATATTCCACTCAATATTTCTACATTTTGCTGTACTTTTCTGTCTGGCAAATATAGTTTTAGGATTATTTTTCCAATTATATGACATATTAACGGCCCGTATTAATTCCAACCAATTGTGCCGTAATGGCCTGATTTGTATAAAACGATTGTCCTGTGTAAGTGACTGGTGTTCCGATACCTTCATCATTATATCCAACACCATCATCACCTGCACTATCATATTCTGTTGTATCACCATAAACAGGTTCTGTTTCACCAAATTGTTCTGGTGTAGTGATTTGATCACCAAGGTCACGGCTGTTTATAGTTTGATTATCTTGTGTCATCAAATCTTTCACAGCAGGATCAGTGATGGTGTCAATGAATGCCTGTTCATATTGTGGTATCTTCTCTGCTGGAGCAAGCATAGCAATGATTTCTTTTGCTATTAGATTGTCTATGATAGGATTGGCTTGTACAAGTTGTTTTGCTTGACCCATCAATGCTAATCTATAATTTGTATCATGTGCTTCATAGTCAGTATTGTAATGCACTTCACCTGCCCAGCGCATGTTCATGAAACGTGCGGCAAATGTGAATATCATTTCTTCTGCAACTTCCATCAATCTTGCTTTACTCTTAGCAAGTCTATGCAATGTCTTGCGTTCTTCAATGATTGCTATGCCACTTGCGATTTGGTTTTTAGTATTACGCAGTCCACCTAAGCCAGTCAATGCTTCAATCTGTTCAAGTATTTCACGTTGGCGACTAGTGACTTTATCTACGTCACCAGTATCAACAGGTATAGCACTTACTTGTCCTTCTGTTGCGCGAACGATTGCGCCAGCATGAACTGGAATAGCGACACCTTTATCTGCGCGAATTATGGTCTTTGCGAATTGTATGCTTGTATATGCTTCGCATTCTAATTTGTAATGCTCACGTTGTGCATCACTTGCGCTATCAATATCGCTTACGCCAATATCAATTGTACGTGGATCACGGCGACCATAAACGATAAAGCCTGGTATTGCCATGCCTGCTGGGTAAGTACCTGTGCCTATTTCTTCTACTTCATCTTTACTTACGTTCTTACCAACTTTGTAACTCTTCCAATAACTTGGATATTCTTCTGTGCCGAGATGATAGCATCTGACATACCAATTATCTTTATCTTCACTTTCAAGTATCTTTACATACTTGACCATTGGCTTGCCACCATACCATTCCCATTCCCAGTCCCAGACATTTAATGGATTGATGCTGACAACATATGGTCTACCATAGTTTGCATCACCTTCTTTAGGCATGTCAACGAATACCCAGCAATGTCCATAGATACTTGTTAGATCACCTACTTGTTCCATGAAGCCATTTAAATCACGATTGTTTAGATCGGCATCTAATAAAAATAAATCTGACCATTCAGTAGTGTCTGGATTAATTTTTGTACCTTGTGGTGTGCAGAAAATCAATTCGCGTTTGACACCTGGCTCAAATAATACATCGTTGATTGTATCAACGATATATCTACAGATAGGTTGCGCTACAGTGTTTTGTACTAGGTCAAGGTATAGATTGCTATCTTCACTTGGTCTTTTCTTGCGAACATATGTTTTAAAAATATAACCGCCCAAATATGCATACTGATATGCTAACATTTGTTCATATATGGCGTTGTAGATTGGGTTTTTGTGTATTAAATCTTTTGCTTGCATATTATAAACTCTGACTATTCTTCGTCAAGATATTCGTAGTAATCGCCACCAAACTTTTCATCTTCATATTCACGTTTTTCCATAGCGACATATTCTTCTACGTCCATGTCCATGACATCTTCTGTCTCTTGTGTATAGACACTAAATTCGTCAACAGCATCTATGACTTCTGGAAATTCGCGGAACGCACGGATTATCTCTTCCTCAGTATGTCCCATATCTGTTAGATATCGTACAACATCTTTGGCAAGGTCATAATGATCGTCTTGTGGAATGTAAAATTTGGCAATATTATACATCTCAACCATCATGTCAAAGTCCATAATATTATTCCTATAATAATCTATTATTTATACTTTGTTGCACGAAATATTACTATACTTTGTGTTCATGCCTGGATAACAATCGCCATGCATACGACTAAACCATACAACATGACTTGTTTTGTTGCAATGTTCACAAGTGCGATAAGGTATTTTTGGCTTTTGCCAATAGCGCCCATGTTTTGCTATAACACGCTTGCTGCGTGACATAGGGTTACCATTAACTAAATGTTTAGGATTTACACAATGTTTAGTCAAACAAGTATGTTGTATCTCTTTAGTATTATCTAATCCATGATACACACCTACCACACGATGTACTGTAGTCATCTTGGGTATTCCTTCATCGCCGCGTATCATGCCATATCCTGCATTGTTCACAGGACCACACCATAACCAACATTTATTTTTATCTTGTGGTATATCTGTTCGTCGCATCACACGGTCATAACCGCTTGTTGTTTCTCTTTTTTTACGCTGTTTCATTTATTGTTCCTCAAATAACTTGTTATGGATTTCTAAAAATCACTAACATTAAACCCTTGATATATCCAATTTTTTCAGGGTCATCAACGGTTCCATCATCATGTCCAAAATGCCAACCCTTGCGTGGATTACGCAAAAATCGTATTTCTACATTAGGATTTTTATAGATATAATCATGAAAATATTTTGTATGTGTCTGTGCTGGTATTAAAAATACACCAGTAAAGTTTTTTGTTTCACTTGCCTTTTTAATAAATTTGTTTATCTTACCATCAAACAATGGGTGTATATATGCAACTTCACCTGACCAGTCATGGTCTAACGCACTATTATCCTTCGTGTAATATTTTGGTAATAGATGATTAGCATCACTGGCACAGGCATCTAATGTAAAATTAAATTCTTTACATAAATCTGCCCATAAGTCTGGTGGTGTGCGTAGATAACGCATTGATTTGCTTGTTTGAAAACTTAATGTGTTTTTGTTTATTACTCGTTTCATTTATTATTCCTCATTTAATTTGTTTCAATCTATGATGTATAAAATTACAATAATCTGTATCAATTTCTGTACCGATAGCATTCATGCCTAATTCTTTTGCTACACATAATGTAGTGCCTGTGCCAGCAAATGGGTCATACACAATTTTATTTTTATTATATCCTGCTAATTTTATACAGCGTCTAACTAATTCTTTTGGAAATATTGCTGGATGTTTTTTATTACCTTTAATTTCTAATGTTCTATATCCACCATAACTACCACATGTTTCATAGGGTATAAACCAATTATTGACTATAGGTCTCCATTTACGCCCAGTTCTTCTAAAATTATCTTCGGCCCAGGCAGGTTGATAAGGAACGCTTGTTGCTTCTATATCAACATTAGTTTTACCTTTATATGTAAAATGAAACATACATTCATGTCCATTAGGCAAATATTTTTTACTACTGGTTACAACACCATGAC